ATGTCCGATGAGCAACCCAAGACTCACAAGGACGGCATCGCCATCGCTGTAAATACCGCAAACCTGATCGAGAAGATCGGCCCCGGTATTGATTTTGAAGATAAAGACCTGCACAAATCATCGGATCTTTTCAACGGTACCGATAAACCCAATGCACCTAAGCACATACAGGTTGCAGCAGAAGCCAAAGCAGCAGCAGTCCTCATTAAGAAGTTTGACTTCCAAGCGTTTGCGGATATTCAGCAAGCACGCACATACATCACTAATAAGCTAGTCACCCTGTCTGATTGCGGTGATGCCAAGATTGAGATCAAAGCCCTTGAGCTTCTTGGCAAACATTCCGACATTGGCCTGTTCACTGAACGCAGTGAGATTACTGTGCACCACACCACAAGTAAGGGACTTGAGGACTCTATTAAAGAGCGCATCAAGCGGCTCATGAATGCAGATGTTACAGATGTAACGCCCCTAGACGATCTGGATACGCACCTAGGCCCAGCAGAAGAAACCCGCCAAGACGTACCTAAAGACGTACCTAATGAGCAACCTGAGTCTTAAAGAGATTGAAGCGGCGATTAAGTCCGGCAAGATGTCGGAAGCTGACCTGCGTGTGTTGGAAGCCTCACTTATTAAATTAGAGAAGCTTAAAGATCGTGAACTATGCCAAGATAAGTTCATTAAGTTTGTGGAAAAAGTCTGGCCAACGTTCATTTCTGGTGCGCACCACAAGCGAATGGCAGATGCTTTTGAAAGGGTTGCAAATGGAACTTGCAAACGTCTTATTATCAATATGCCTCCTCGCCACACTAAGTCAGAGTTTGCTAGTTATCTGCTACCTGCTTGGTTTTTGGGCAAATTTCCCCACAAAAAAGTGATTCAGGCGTCTAACACGGGCGAATTGGCGGTAGGTTTTGGTAGAAAAGTACGAAATTTAGTGGATTCTGAGGTATATGGTAGTATTTTTCCCAATTTAGCGCTCCAAGCGGACTCAAAAGCAGCCGGAAGGTGGAATACCAGCAAGGGTGGTGACTATTTTGCGATTGGTGTGGGCGGTACAGTGACCGGTAAGGGCGCAGATGTGCTCATTATTGATGATCCGCACTCAGAACAAGAGGCTGCGATGGCAGCAAGCAACCCAGACATCTACGATAAGGTGTTTGAGTGGTATACATCTGGCCCTCGTCAGCGTTTGCAGCCGGGCGGCTCTATTGTTGTGGTTATGACACGCTGGGCACAACGAGATTTAACAGGACAGGTACTAAAAAGTGCAGCACAACGCAGTGGTGAAGAGTGGGAAGTCATTGAATTCCCCGCGATCTTACCTAGCGGTAAACCGCTTTGGCCGCAATTTTGGAGTCTGGCTGAGTTGGAAGCCCTTCGTGAAGAACTCCCTAATGCCAAGTGGCAGGCGCAGTATCAGCAAAATCCTGTGGGTAACGAGAGCGCGATTGTTAAGCGTGATTGGTGGAAATGGTGGGAGAAAGACGATCCCCCTCAGTGCGACTACATCCTCCAGTCGTGGGACACGGCGTTTGAGAAAACCCAGCGTGCTGACTATTCCGCAGGGACGACGTGGGGTATCTTCAATTGTGAAGAGGACAACTTTGCGCCCAACATCATATTACTCAACACATATAAGAAGCGGGTTGAGTTCCCAGAGTTAAAGCGTGACGTGCTCAGAGAATACAACGAGTATGAACCCGACTCTCTGATTGTGGAGAAGAAGGCGTCTGGTGCGCCGCTGATCTATGACTTAAGAGCGATGGGTATACCTGTGCAGGAGTACACGCCTAGTAAGGGCCAAGACAAAATTGCCCGCTTGAACTCAGTCTCAGACATAATTGCGAGTGGAAAAGTATGGATTCCACAGACCCGCTGGGCAGAAGAGTTAGTTGACGAGATTGCTGCGTTCCCATCTGGGGAGCATGATGACTTGGTTGACGCGACGACACTAGCGTTAATGCGTTTCCGTCAGGGTGGGTTCCTACGTTTACCAAGCGATGAGCCTGAAGAGATTCAATGGTTTAAGAGCCACCGCCGCGAGCGGTTCTATACAGTTTAAGGATAAATTATGGCAACGAGTTCTATGGACAAAGGTTTGTACGCAGCCCCTCTCGGTCTTGAAGAAGAGATGGGCATGGCTCCATTGGAGATTGAGATTGAAGACCCAGAGAGCGTGCGCATCGGTATGGGTGATATTGAGATTGAACTCTCTCCTGATACTGAAGAGGGCGATGAAGAGTTTGACGCCAACCTTGCTGATTTCATGGATGACAGTGCACTTGATGCACTCGGTGGTGAATTAGTTTCTGACTTTGATAAAGACATTAACGACCGCAAAGATTGGATCAGAACCTACGTTGAAGGTCTGAAATTGCTTGGACTCAAGTATGAGGAAAGAACAGAGCCATGGGCTGGTGCTTGTGGTGTGTTCCACCCTATGTTGACTGAGTCTGTTGTGCGCTTTCAGTCCGAGGGAATTATGGAGACGTTCCCCGCCGCTGGCCCAGTGAAGACGCAAATCTTGGGGAAAGATACTCCTGTAAAAGAAGAAGCATCTGCTCGCGTAAGAGAAGACATGAACTACCAACTCACTGAGGTGATGGTTGAGTATCGCCCAGAGCATGAGAAGCTGCTGTGGAATTTGCCGTTGTCTGGCTCAGCGTTTAAGAAGGTCTACTACGACCCAAGCATTGGACGTCAAGTTGCAATGTTCATCCCAGCAGAAGACATTGTTGTGCCATACGGCGCATCTAACTTAGAGCGTGCCGAGCGCGTTACGCACGTGATGCGTAAGACTGAGAATGAGATTATCAAGTTGCAAGAAGCTGGGTTCTACAGCGACGTGGACTTGGGTGATCCGTCGAATGAACTCGATGATATTGAGAAGCAGAAGAACGAAGAGACAGGTATGTCAGCGGTGCAGGACGATAGGTATCGCATACTTGAGATGCACGTTGACCTCGACTTAAAAGGTTACGAGCACAAAGATAAAGATGGTGAGCCCACAGGTATTGCGCTGCCGTATGTTGTGACTGTTGAGAAAGCGACAACTAAGATTCTTGCCATTCGCCGCAATTGGTACGAAGATGATACGCTGCACATTAAGCGCCAGCACTTTGTACATTACCAATATATACCGGGGTTTGGATTTTATGGATATGGTCTCATTCACCTTATCGGCGGATATGCGAAGAGCGCGACCATGCTCATCAGGCAGCTCGTTGATGCAGGTACGCTATCTAACTTACCGGGCGGACTCAAATCACGGGGCCTCAGAGTCAAGGGTGACGACACCCCTATCGCACCGGGAGAGTTTCGTGATGTTGATGTACCGAGTGGATCCATCAGAGACAACATCTTGCCGTTGCCTTACAAGGAACCCAGTCAGGTTCTCTTTGCCTTGTTCCAGAACATTGTGCAAGAGGGTAGACAGTTCGCTTCCGCAGGAGACATGAACGTCAGTGACATGAGTGCGCAAGCACCCGTGGGTACAACACTGGCTATTCTTGAGCGTACGTTAAAGGTGATGGGTGCAGTGCAAGCGCGTATGCACTATTCGATGCGTCAAGAGTTCCGGCTGTTGAAAGCCATCATTGCTGACTACACACCAGAAGAGTATGACTACGAGCCAGTCGATGGTTCACGTCGTGCTAAGAAGTCTGACTACGACATGGTCGCTGTGATTCCTGTGAGCGATCCAAACGCTGCGACGATGGCGCAGAAAATTGTGCAGTACCAAGCCGCACTTCAACTCGCACAGACAGCACCACAACTCTACAACTTGCCACTCCTGCACCGCCAAATGATTGAGGTGTTGGGCATCAAGAACGCAGCTAAGTTAATTCCTATCGAGGACGATGCAACGGCTACAGACCCAGTGCAAGAGAACCAGAACGTGTTGACAGGCAAACCTGTTAAGGCGTTTATTGAGCAAGATCATCAAGCTCATATTGCAGTGCACACAAGCATGCTTCAGAACCCTAAGATCATGGGCATGATCCAGCAGACCCCACAAGGTCAAGCAATCATGGCTGGCATGCAGGCTCACATCAACGAGCACTTGGCATACGCATACCGCAAAGAGATTGAGCAGACTGTGGGCCTCCTGTTACCAACAGAGGAGCAAGAAAAGAATATGGCCCCCGAAGTGGCCGCACAAGTTGCACAACTTTCTGCACAAGCATCGATGCGCATGACTCAACAAGCTCAATCAGCAGCGGCGCAACAGCAAGCCCAACAGCAAGCTCAAGACCCACTGATTCAGATGCAGCAGCAAGAGTTGCAAATCAAGATGCAAGAGCTCCAACTTAAAGCGCAGAAGCAACAGATCGATGCAGCAGCTAAAGCTGACCAGCTTCGTATTGAAGAGTCACGTATTGCGGCTCAGAAAGAAATCGCGGCTATGCAGGTTGGTGCAAGCGCAGCTGCTGCAAAAGACAAACTCGAGAAGCAACAGCTTATTGAGGGTACCAAAATTGGCGTTGATATTGCCAAGAACCGCGCTCAGATGGCCATGCAAATGGCACAAAGAACGTCCCAAAAACCTAAGAGGGAGAGAGATTGAACGACTACAAACTTTTGTCGCATATCGCTAATGAGATAGAGCGACTTAGAGCAGAGCAAGCTTTTCATCTTGCCAACGGCAGAGCCGCTGACATAGAAGAGTATCGAAGTATCTGTGGGGTGATCCGAGGCCTTAACCTAGCAGAAAACATTATTAATGACCTCGTGCAAAAAATGGAGAGATCTGATGACTGAATTTAACATCGCTGCCGTAGACCTGTCTGGCATTCTTAACAAGCCCTCTGAAGACAAAGCTAAGCAGTTGCCTGACCCACGTACATTTCACATTTTGTGTGTGGTGCCTGAAGCTATGCAAGAGTATGCAGAGAGCGAAGCTGGGATTATTAAATCTAGCCAATCTATGCACTTTGAAGAAGTACTTACCCCCGTTCTATTTGTCGTCAAGCTTGGGCCTGACTGCTACAAAGACACCACTCGGTTCCCTAGCGGCCCGAGTTGCAAGGAAGGTGATTTCATCATCGTCCGACCAAATTCAGGCACCCGTCTGAAGATTCATGGCCGTGAATTCCGCATCCTCAATGATGATTCGGTTGAAGCAGTTGTGGAAGACCCCCGTGGTATTACACGTGCAGCATAAGGAGCTAACACATGGCACAAACTGAGTTTAAAGATGACTTTAAGTTTCCTCATGAAGTAGATGAAGAAGCTAAGGGTAAACCCGAAGTAGAAGAAGATGATGGCGGATTTGAAGTAGAAATTGAGGATGACACCCCACCAGAAGACCGTGGCCGCAGGCCCATGAAGGCGCAGGTGGAAGATGTTACCGAGAATGAACTATCCGAATACGACGAAAAAGTCCAAGCCCGTATCAAGAAATTAGGTAAGGGCTACCACGACGAGCGACGTGCCAAAGAAGAAGCACTGCGCGAGCGCGAGGCGGCTGAGAATATGACCAAGCAATTGTGGGAGCAAAACCGCAAGTTGCAAGAACAAGTATTGCTTGGGTCAAAAGCGTACATTGAGCAGTCAAAGAGTTCCGCTGAAATGGAATTTGAGAACGCCAAAAAGAAATACAAAGAGGCTTATGAGTCCGGAGATTCCGATGCTGTGGTAGATGCACAAGCAGAAGTTTCACGGGCAACACTGAATTTAGACAAAGTTCAGAACATGAGGCCTTTACAAGTCGAAGAAAATGAAGTACAAATACAACAACGTAGTACAAATCAACCTTCTGTTACCCCAAAAGATCAAAGTTGGATGCAGAAAAACACTTGGTTTGGTACCGATCCTGAAATGACAGCTTCCGCCCTCGGGTTGCATCAGAAGTTGGCTAAGGAACACGGTGCTGGCTTTGTGGGGTCTGATGACTACTACAAACGAGTAGACGCTACAATGCGTAGACGATTTCCTGAGTATTATGAAGATGCTCAGAGCTATGAAGATGACGCCCCTTCTAAAAAGGCATCAGAACCGGCTTACGAGGATGAACCTCCGCGCCGTGCAACAAAACCCGCTACTGTTGTGGCTCCGGCCTCACGTAGCACTCCGCCTAATCGTATTAGGCTGAAGGCATCTGAAGCAGCGATCGCTCGCCGTCTTGGGGTTCCTTTGGAAGAATACGCTAAACAGGTTGCTCAACTTAAAAGAGGTTAAAAATGGATCAAGTATTGACGTCTGGAAAGACACAAAATCGCGCTTCACGTGAACTAGACACTCGGGAAACGTTCGCTCGCCCAGCGGCGTGGCGTCCTCCTGAGACACTGCCTATGCCTGACGACCGTCCCGGTTGGACTCATAGGTATGTACGTATTAGTACCATGGGAACTGCCGATCCAAGTAACATCTCTTCAAAGTTACGCGAAGGATACGAACCCTGCAAAGGTGAAGACTATCCCGAGCTCATGATGCACGCTTCCACTGAAGGTCGCTTTAAAGGCAACATTGAAGTGGGCGGTTTATTGCTCTGTCGTATTCCAACCGAGTTCATGGATCAACGATCCAAGTACTACGAGAACCTAAACAAGTCTCAGGTGGATTCAGTGGACAATAATTTCCTTCGTGAAAATGATCCTAGGATGCCTCTTTTCTCCGAGAAGAGAACCAAGGTCACTTTCGGTTCTGGTACTTAAATTTAGGAGTCCTTTATGGCTTATCCGGTTGTTGATGCCCCTTACGGGCTAAAACCGATCAATCTGATCGGAGGTCAGGTATTTGCGGGTTCTACTCGTGATTACCCGATCACTAACGGTTACAGCACGGCTATTTTCTACGGCGATTACGTAGGATTGTCTCGTGGTGAAATCGTGCGTCTGTCTGTGTCTACTGGCACAGCAGGCAATCAAACAGGTATCTTCTTGGGATGCCGTTACACAAACCCCGTCACTAAACAGTTGACTTTCTCGCAATACTGGCCCGCATCAACTGCGGCTGGTGATGCAGTAGCTATTGTTGCTGATGATCCTGACCAAGTGTTCAAGGGTGTTGTTTGTTCTGCTACTACCGCTGTTGCTTCTGGCGCTCGCGCTATGATTGGTCAAAACTTGGCCATGATTAACAACACAGGTAGCACTACAACTGGCAATTCTAAGAACGCCATTCTCGCACCTAGCGATACGCCTGCCACCACTTCTTCCTTGCCCGTCCGCGTGCTTGGTTTGGTGCCTGATACGGCTGTTTCACTTGGAACTGTGACTTACACCAGCATTTCTACCGCTACTGTAACTTGCTCGGCTCTGCCGTTTGCGTTACCCGTTGGTACAGACGTTGGCTCGTTGGACTCTTCTGGAAACTATGTTTCTTCGGGTTCTTTCGTCGACACCGCCGCATCTGCCGGTGCTACATCGTTTATTTTGAACCAAGCTCCTGTTGCTACATTGAACACTACTATTGTGTTGATGCAGTACCCAGAAATTCTGGTCAAGATCAACTTTGGTCAGCATCAGTATTATGCTGGTACCAGCATTGCTTAAGGAGTAACTTAAAATGGCAATTTCACGCGCACAACTACTTAAGGAACTCCTCCCCGGCCTGAACGCATTGTTCGGTATGGAGTATGCTCGTTACGGCGAAGAGCACAAAGAACTCTACGAAACAGAGACCTCTGAGCGTTCCTTCGAAGAAGAGACCAAGCTGTCTGGCTTCTCTGCTGCACCTGTTAAGAACGAGGGCTCTGCCATCGCTTATGACAATGCACAAGAGGCATGGACAACTCGCTATAACCACGAAACCATCGCTTTAGGCTTCTCCATCACTGAAGAAGCTGTGGAAGATAACTTGTATGACTCTTTGTCAGCTCGTTACACCAAAGCATTGGCTCGCGCTATGGCTTACACCAAGCAGGTTAAAGCTGCCGCCGTTATCAACAACGGTTTTAGCTCAGCCTATGTTGGTGGTGATGGTGTACCTTTGTTCAGCACTGCTCACCCCCTGATTTCTGGTGGCACTAACAGCAATCGTCCTTCTACAGCCGCTGACTTGAACGAGACTTCTTTGGAAGCCGCCGTTATTCAAATCGCTGCTTGGACAGACGAGCGTGGTCTTTTGATCGCTGCTAAGCCTAAGAAATTGATTGTTCCCCCAGCTCTGCAATTCGTTGCTACTCGTTTGTTGGAAACCAGCCTCCGCGTTGGTACAACTGACAACGATATCAATGCGTTGAAGAACAACGGTTCAATCCCTGAAGGCTACACCATTAACCACTACCTGACCGACACAAACGGCTGGTATTTGACTACTGATGTGCCTAACGGTCTGAAGCATTTCATCCGCTCTCCTTTGGAGAACAAGATGGACGGTGACTTTGACACAGGTAACGTTCGTTACAAAGCCCGCGAGCGTTATAGCTTCGGCTGGTCTGATCCATTGGGTACCTTCGGTTCACCCGGTTCAGCCTAATATTTCTTAGGAAATATTTGAAGGGGGGCCTTGTGCCCCCTTTTCTTTTGGTGTATATTGACTTTAATCCGGGCTTTCCGGTGCATCAAACAGTCCCGGCTGACGACATACAGATTGATGCACTTAACTTGTATGTAAGGAAAAATCATGGGATTCGCATCACACCTTGGCCCTTGGCTGCTCGGCACTGTTAAAAACACTACTGGCACTACTGCTGGCACGATCCGCAATATGGGCGCAACTGTTGTTACACAGACTGGCCTGACCACTGTTAGCGATACAACTGCTACTACAGAGTTTGTTTTGCCTGCTGGCGCACAAATCATAGAATTTTTTGTAGACATTACCACCGCTTACGCTGGTACTACTGGTAACACCATCACTATTCAAACCGCCGCTGGTAACTCTTTGGCTACTGTTGGTGGTGCTACAACTACACCTTTGGCTGTTGGCCGCGCAACTGTGACTGTTACAGGCGCACAGATTGGTACATACCTGAATGTTGGCTCAACTGACTTAATCGTTCAAGCAATCTACGCTTGTGCTGGTACAGCCAGCGGCGGTGCTGCTACGATTACATGCGTGTACGTTGTGCGTGAATCTAACGGCGCTGCTAACCCCAGCCAAGTCTAATTAGTCTAGGGGGCTTCGGCCCCTTTCTTAAAGGAGATTAATTATGATGCAGACAGACGTAAAAGCCTCTCATTTAGAGGCAACTGGCACGGCGGTCTCTGGCCGTACTAGGATTAAAGGCTATCAGTTTTTGACTGGTGGTACTGCTGGCGATATTGAATTTCGTGACGGTGGTTCTGGTGGCCCTATTCGTTTGCAATTTAATATTGCTACTACGCCAACAAATCCGTTGTCGTTTACGGTACCCGGCGAGGGCGTTTTGTTTTATACAGATGTCCACATAACTTTGCCTACAAACGCAAAAATCACGGTGTTTTATGGCTAAGAGCGCAGCATGGCAGAGGAAAGAAGGCAAGAACCCCGAGGGTGGCTTGAACGCCAAGGGACGAGCCTCCGCCAAAGCGCAAGGCATGAATTTGAAACGTCCCCAGCCCGAAGGCGGCTCCCGGCGCGACTCTTTCTGTGCGAGGATGAGCGGAATGAAAAAGAAACTGACCAGCGCAAAGACAGCGAACGATCCGGATTCACGGATCAATAAATCTTTGAGGGCTTGGAACTGCGCGGAAGGTGGCTATGTAACTGCGGCTGATGGCTGCGCTACACAAGGCAAGACAAGAGGGCGGATGGTATGACCCAGCATGACACAGCTAAAGCAGTCGCAGATGGCGCAGCAGTCTTAACGACTGTTGGTGTTATGGCTACGTGGCTACCACCTTTGGCTTCTCTGTTCACAATTATTTACCTCGGTCTTCGCATCTGGGAGTCTGATACTGTTCGTGAAGTAACCAAGCGCAAAAAGGCCACAAATGCCAGCGAAGAGTGAAAAACAAAAGCAGTTCATGGACGCGGCTGCACATAACCCAAAGTTTGCAAAGGCTGCGGGCGTACCGGTATCGGTTGCTAAAGAATTTAGCGGCGCGAGCAAAGGAATGAAGTTTGGTAAGGACACAAATACGTCCCGCCCCGATCTTCAAAAAGTTAACAAACCTAAGACACTTCATGGCAAGATGTCAATCATGAAAGAAGGCGGTGATACTATGGCGAGCAAAATGAATCCCGGGTTTATGGCAATGATAGCCAAGAAAAAAGCCGGAGCTAAAGCAGGTGGCAAAGCAGAAATGCCGATGAAAAAGATGGCCGCTGGCGGTTCCGCCTCTAAACGCGCTGATGGTGTTGCTGTTAAAGGCAAGACCAAAGGTAAGATGATGTCTAAGGGCGGCAAAGCCTGCTAATCTAAGGAGCTAAACATGAAACGTTATAACGGTGAAGATGGTAGTAAAGTTGAAATGGATCCTGAAGAAGCGGCTAACAAAAGCACAGAGGGTATGTTGTCAAACCCCAACGCTAAAGAGTTTGGTGATGCCGGTACTTCTGAAACAGCAAAAGCTACGCCTAAAGCTACCCCCAAGGCTGCCCCTAAAGCCGCCCCTAAGCCCGTTGCTAAGTCTGAGTCTAAGCCCGCCGCTAAAGCAGCCCCTGTTGATGTGACTAAGCTCTCTGTGGCTGAACGCAGAAAATTAAGTCGTGAAAACCCATCCGTCAGCGGCCCAACTGATACACGTTCAGTTAGCCAACGTTTACGCTCTGCTTTTGGCATGAAAAGCGGTGGTGCAACTAAGATGGCTTCCGGTGGTATGACTTCTTCAGCTTCTAAACGCGCCGACGGTATTGCTGTAAAAGGTAAGACTCGCGGCAAAATGTGTTAAGGAAATATCATGGCTGACTACGCAAAAGAGTTACGGGACATGCAAGAAAGAGTAGAACAGTCAGATAGCGGAATGATGCGTTCTAATGAGACAAAAGCACGCCTAAGAAATCTATCTGAACGTATACGGCAGGCTGAGTCTGCAGGTGCCGGTCGTGGTAAGCAAGGCGGCCCTACAGCTAAAGAACTAGCAGACTATGAGCGTAAACAAGATGCTGGTATTTATACCAAGGAAAAAGGTAAACCACCATCTCCCCGTGAGATGGCTAAGGGTGGTATGACCGCCTCTAGCCGTGCTGATGGCTGCTGTACCAAGGGTAAGACACGTGGAAAGATGATGTAATCATGATAGCCAGCCGTGGAATGGGAGCCATCTCCCCCAGCAAAATGCCCAAAGGCAAGCGTAAAGCTCGTCGGGATGACACTGATTTCACGCAGTATGCTGAAGGTGGTAAAGTTAACGCTGCTGGTAATTACACTAAACCCAGTCTTCGCAAGAGGATCGTGTCCCAAGTAAAGTCCGCAGCAACGCAGGGTACCGGCGCAGGTCAGTGGTCAGCCCGCAAAGCTCAGCTAGTTGCCAAGAAGTACAAGGCGGCTGGCGGGGGTTATCGAGATTGAAAGCGCCTCAAAAATCCCTTAAAGATTGGGGCGACCAAAAATGGAGAACCAAAAGTGGTAAAAAATCTTCTGACACTGGTGAAAGATACCTTCCAAAAGCTGCGATCAAAAGTCTCAGCCCTGCTGAGTACGCTGCGACGACCAAAGCCAAGCGAGCAGGAAAAGCCGCCGGTAAACAATTCGTAGCCCAACCCAAAACAATTGCAAAGAAAACGGCGGGATTTAGATGACTACTTCTGGAGTTGCAGCGTTTAATCTTGACCTCAATGAGATTGTTGAGGAAGCGTTTGAGCGTGCGGGCTCAGAGCTTCGTACAGGCTACGACTTACGTACAGCTCGCCGTTCGTTGAACTTGCTGTTTGCTGACTGGGCAAACCGTGGCATTAACATGTGGACGTTTGAGCAGGGTACGCTTACCTTAACCCAAGGTTTGGCTACTTACGCACTACCAACTGATACAGTAGACTTACTAGAACATGTAATCCGTACGGGTGAAGGTAACGTTTCTACGCAGTCTGACTTAACAATCACACGTATTAGTGTTTCTACTTATGCCACGATCCCCAACAAACTACAACAAGCCCGCCCAATTCAGGTGTGGTTCCAGCGTTTAGATGGCCAAACATCGTCCATAGGGACTACATTAAATGGTGGAATTTCTGCCACAGCCACTACGATTACGCTAACTTCTACTGCTGGTCTAGCCACAAATGGATTTGTTCTGATTGAGAACGAGACAGTGCAGTACGGGTATATTGACGGCAATCAGTTGATGAATTGCTTCCGTGGACAGAACAACACAACCGCAGTGGCGCACTCAACCGCAGTCGCTGTTTACTCACAAAACTTGCCATCCGTAACTGTTTGGCCGACTCCTGATGGATCACAAACCTACCAATTCGTTTATTGGCGCATGCGCCGTATTGATGACGCAGGCAATGGCACTCGGACTATGGATGTACCTTTCCGTTTCTTGCCCTGCTTGGTTGCTGGACTCGCCTATTACCTTGCACTTAAGGTAGAGAACGGCGCTCAGCGCTTGGAAGTCCTTAAAGCTCAATACGATGAAGCTTGGCAGTTAGCTGCGGGTGAAGATCAGGAACACGCCTCCTTGCGATTTGTTCCGCGTCAAATGTATATTGGTGGTGGTTCGTAAATGGGCAGCAGGTTTGCTTCCGGTAAGAACAGTATCGCTATGTGCGATCGCTGTGGATTCCAGTTCAAACTTACAAAGCTTCGTAAAGAAATTAAAAAGACCAAGATTTATAATTTGCTTGTGTGTCCTGAGTGCTGGGATCCAGATCAGCCGCAGTTGCAATTGGGTATGTACCCGGTGGATGATCCGCAAGCAGTACGCAATCCGCGTAGGGATACAACCTACTATACGGCTGGTACAAACGGTCTGCAGATAGTAAACTCAAATAGCACCGATCAAAACGCGGCTGGGTTTACAACAGGTGGTTCTCGGGATATTCAGTGGGGCTGGAATCCGGTTGGTGGGTCAAGGAATTTTGATAGTGTGTTAACACCAAACTACTTGGCATTAGGCGTACAAATTGGTACAGTAACGATACAAATAGGAGTCTAATATGGACAAGAAAGATTTAGCTCAAGACAAAAAGATGATTAAGTCTGCTGTCGGTAAGCACGAGAAAAACATGCATCCCGGCAAGAAGCCTACAAAGCTTAAAGCTGGTGGCCCTACAACCGATGACCGCATGCGCTTAGGACGTAACCTGTCCCGCGCCGCAAATCAAGGGAAATAATCATGGCTAAATTTAGTAAAAAAGTAATGGGTAAAGAAGTTGGCGATGCCGCCACTTATGCTGCACCGCACAAAATGAATGGCAAGCCTCTGGTAATGTCGACTAACCCCGGCAAGGATTCCAGCATTAGCAGCCTTAGCACCATGAAGATGAGTGTTGGTAACTACAACAACGGCCAGAATGAAACTAAAACTTCAGGCATTAAAGTTCGCGGTACAGGTGCTGCGACTAAAGGCTTGATGGCCAGAGGCCCAATGGCATGAATTACGCTGAACTCAGCGCTGCTATTCAAGCGTACACGGAGAACACGGAAGCAGATTTCGTGGCTAATATCCCCGTGTTTGTTGAGCAGGCTGAGCAGCGTATTTACAACTCTATGCAGTTCCCGTCCATTCGTAAGAACGTGACGGGCTCAGTATCAACTAACAACAAATATTTGGGTTGCCCAAGCGACTTCTTGGCTGTGTACTCAATGGCAGTTGTGGATGGTACGGGTGCGTATGAGTACTTGCTAAATAAAGACGTTAACTTTATTCGCCAAGCGTATCCCGTTCCTACAGACACAGGCTTACCACGATACTATGCACTGTTTGGCCCCCAGAGTAATGACGTTAACGAGTTAACGTTTATTGTTGGCCCAACACCAGATGCTACATACGTTGTGGAGCTTCACTATTACTACTACCCACCGTCTATTGTGACTGCAAGTACTACATGGCTTGGCGATAACTTTGACTCTGTACTGTTGTACGGCTCATTGGTTGAAGCTTATACCTACATGAAGGGCGAGCAAGATATGATGGCGTTGTATAACGGCAAATATCAAGAAGCCGTTGCTCTAGCAAAACGTTTGGCCGATGGTATGGAGCGTCAAGACGCGTATCGTTCTGGACAGTTCCGACAAAAGGTGACTTGATATGGCAATTTCGCAAACAGCAACCACTAGCTTTAAAGTTGAACTGCTTCAAGCGGTTCATAACTTTGGCCCAACATCGCCCAACACTTTTAAAGTGGCGCTGTTTACAGCCGCAGCAAATCTCAGTGCAACTACTACTGCATACACAGTAGGAATGACGGGTGAAGTGGCTAGTGGCGGCGGTTACACAACCGGTGGAAACACACTGGTAATTTCAATATCACCAACTTCTGGCAACAATTCTAGTAGTGTTCCTACAGCGTTTATTTCGTTCAGTAATACAAGTTGGACAAACGCCACATTTACAGCGCGTGGTGCATTGATTTACAACGACTCTGTTGCAGGTGACCCGTCTGTTGCTGTGCTGGACTTTGGTTCAGACAAGACAGTAAACAACGATACTTTCCAAATCATCTTCCCAACCCCCGATGCCAACAGCGCCATTGTGCGCATCTCTTAAGGATTAATCATGCATACAGAAAAAAGCACCGCCCAAGACACCGTGTCTGCTGGCATAGCAGTTCGCCCCCGTAGCGCTGAAGGCGTTGGTGCTGGCGGTGTTTACACAGTTGTTTGCCACGATGCAAGTGGCAATATGAAGTGGTCTGACAGCTTCCATAACTTGGTTGTCAACCAAGGCTTGCAAGACATGAACTCTAAGTATTTCAGCGGCTCCGGTTACACGGCTGCTTGGTACTTGGGTCTGGTGACTGGCCCCGGTTCTGGTAACACTTATCTCCCTGCTAATACACTTGCTTCTCATGCAGGCTGGACAGAAAACACAGCTTACACAGGCAACCGCAAGGCGGCTACGTTTGGCACAGCAACTACGGCAGACCCTTCGGTCATTAACAACGCTGTAGCCACCGGCGGAACACCCGCCGTATTCACAATGAACGCAAATGCTCAGAATATTGCAGGTGCGTTTTTGTGCTCTGTATCTTCTGGCACATCTGGCATTTTGTTCTCTGTAGGGAACTTTACCGGCGGTAACAAGACTGTGGACAGTGGCGATACATTAACTGTTACATACGAATTCTCTCTCGACGCTGTTTAATCAGGTAATGCGGTGTTTGGAGATGTTGCTTTTGCTCAGACACCCTTTGCCGCTTTAGGCGGCAATGCCGTTTTTGTCTCTTTATCAGAGGCGGCTTCCGCATCGGCAGTAGTCGACGCCCTTACCAATTATGGTGGGCTTATAAACGAGAGTTCCACCGTTGCTAATACCTTCTCTGTTTTGGGCAACATGACTGCTACGCAGGCAGAGACATCTCAGACATCAGCTACGCAAAGCGCATCTGGCGCAATGCTCGCAACCCAAGCAGAAACGGCTACGGCGTCAGATAGTCAGACAGCGGCAGGCGCATTCCTAGCGGCAATTACTGCCAGTGCCTCAGCTTCTGATACGGTTACTGCGGTCGGTGCTTTGCAAGGCGCAATCAGTGAGTTGGCCTCGGGCGCGGATTCGTACGCTAGCGCCGCTGGATTTTTTGCGGCAGTGGCGGAGACTTGTACGGCTACAGCTTCTCAAACAGCAGTTGGCGCATTTTTAGCGGCTATTACAGAACAGGCTACGGCATCTGCGATAGTCACAGCTAGGTCGGATGTGTTGGCGGCTCTTTCTGAATCAGCTAGGGCATCTAACACTCAAGCCGCACAAGCGGCATTCTTTGCCGCGTTGAACGAGTCCGCCACTGCATTGGATAGGATAACGACAAGTGCTGGGTACTTTGTGGCGGTTGCCGAAGGTGCAACTGCATCTAATTCACAGACGGTTCAGGTTCAATTCCTTGGTAGTATTGCTGAGTTCGCCACCGCTGTTGATAACCTCACTGTCTTAAAAACCGTAAACGCTCGCCCAGACGGGATTCAGTTGATTGTTTCTATTGGCGACGTACTTGTTTGGGCTGTAATAGATGACAGCCAGAACGCAAACTGGCAAAATATCAATAGTGCGCAAAGCGCAGGTTGGGTGTTGATTTCCAACCCCTCTACCCCCGGGTGGAATGACCTACCATCGTAAGGATAAAAAATGGCTTTAGTACTAAAAGACCGGGTCAAACAAGCGGCTGCCGCACCGGGCACTGGCACCATTACGTTGGGTGCTACAGCTACAGGTTTTCAATCTTTTGCTTCGGTTGGCAACGCCAACACAACTTACTTTGCAATTGTTGACCCAGTCTCGGGTGATTGGGAAGTTAACTATGGCACTTACACGTCTTCCGGTACAACGCTGACTCGTAACGCTACGCCGTTGTCTTCTTCGGCTGGTGGAGCACTAGTCAATTTCACTGGCGCAGTAGATGTGTTTGTTACATACCCATCCTCACGGTCGGCGTATCAAAACGAAGCAGGAACGCAAGTAGTTCAACAGTCTTTTGGCGCGATTACAGCTACCTCTGCTGCACTGACTACAGGCACAATTACCACGGCTCCTGTTAACAACACAGACATTGTTAACAAACAGTACGCTGACGCGATTGCATCTGGCATCCACTTCCACGAAGCGGTGAACTTGGCGACTACCGCAGCACTGCCAGCCAACACATACAACAACGGAACTTCTGGGGTAGGGGCAACGCTTACAGGAAACGCCAACGGCGCTCTGTCTGTGGATTCAACGCTTACTGTTGTTTCAGAAAGAATCTTAGTCAAGAACGAAGCAGCCGGTGCAAATAACGGTGTGTACACCGTGACGCAAGTTGGCTCCGCTGGAACACCCTACATCTTGACCCGCGCCACAGACTTTGATTCCGTTGGAACCGGCGTTAACGAGATCGACGAAGGCGACTTCTTCTTGGTGACTAGCGGCACGGCCAACGTCAATACCGCTTGGGTACAGCAGACTCCTCCCCCCATAACGATTGGCACAACCGCACTTGTGTTTCAGCAGTTCTCTGCGCCCATCACCTATACGGCTGGCACAGGACTGAGCGAGTCTCCAACATACACATTTAACATTGCCAACACCGGCACTGCGGGCACATACGGCTCATCTTCTTTTGTGCCGGTGTTCGTCACCAACGCGCAAGGTCAGGTCACATCTGTAACCAATACAGCGATTGCAATTAACGGCTCTGCGGTGTCGGGCAACATTTCTGGCTCTGCTGGCTCGGTCGCTAACGCATTGACGCTCGGTACATATTTGACGGGCGGTACATACAACGGCTCTGGGGCTGTGACGGCCACAGTGGATGCGACCTCTGCTAACACGGCTTCTAAGGTTGTTGCTCGTGATGCGTCTGGTAACTTCTCGGCTGGGACAATTACAGCGACTTTCTCTGGTAACACAACATCTGCAACAAACCTTGCAGGCGGCGCAGCCAATCAGATTCCCTACCAAACAGGTTCAGGCGCAACAGCGTTCATCACTGCAGCCTCTGGCACAAATACGGTTCTGAGCTTCAACGGCTCTGCGTTTACATGGTCTGCTGGAACAATCTCTGGCGTACCGCTTGGCTCTAACTTGAATAGCTTAACGGCAGGCACATACCTGACCGGCACAGCATACAACGGCTCGGCTGCACAGACGTGGACAGTGGACGCCACATCTGCAAACACAGCTTCCAAAGTAGTGGCACGGGATGCTTCTGGTAACTTCTCTGCCGGTACGATTACTGCGACTCTGAGTGGTAACGCAACTTCGGCCACTAATTCAACTACCACTTCTCAACGCGCATTCTCTGATGACATCAGCACCACCGGGCAAGGTAGGTTTACGGGCTGGTATTCAGGAAACGCCGCAACAGGATTTGCTGTTGAAGTTGGCGTGTCAGGCGGTCAAGGGTACATTATTCCTTACGACCGTAACACTAATACCTATGGCATACTAAATATTAGTACCTCAAGCACGCTTAACTTGAACGGCGGAAGTGCTGCGCTTCAACTATCTGGGTCTGTTGCCAATGTTACCGGAGCGTTGCAACAAGGTGGCAGTCAAGTCCTCACCGCTGCAAACTACAACAGCTACGCCCCCACACTGACAGGTACAGGCGCTTCGGGTACTTGGGGTATTAACATTACGGGGTCTTCAGGATCTACTTCGGGTAACGCGGCGACAGCAACTGCGCTGTCAAGCGGTCAATCCAATTGGGTTGGTACAGGGGTTATCAACAATGTCGTTGGTATGCTGGCGTGGAAAAACTACGGTAACTCCCACGTTATTTTTGATGCTTCCGCAGGCACATCCCCAAGTGGCGGTGCAGTAAATAACACTAATTCAGCGGCGGCTTGGTCTTCCACATATCCCACATTGATGGGATGGAACGGAGCTAACACTTATGGTGTTCGTGTTGACTCTGCACGTATTTCAGACAGCACAAGCGGCTCAGCGGGATCAGTTGATTTTGCCAACCTGACAAACAAAGCAAGCGGCACAGGAACGTACACAACCAGCGGTGACTACCGCGCCCCCATCTTCTACGACAGCAACGACACCACATACTACTTAGACCCCAATTCAACTACTTCAGCAATTCTTGCGGGTAGTGTCGGTGTTGGATCTTTGTCCCCCGTAAATACTGCTTTTGGCACTGCGTCTACCACCAAACAAATAGGTATTCAGGGCGCCAACTACGGTGTATTGAATATACAAGGCACTGCAGGAACCCCTGCGTATTATTCAATGGGCGTGGGAGACGGCCATTTTTATGCCGCATACAACAACCTCGCAGGTATCCACGGACTAACTTTTTTGGGGGCTAACGCAGGGTTTAACAACGTCACAAATCCCGCGTACAACATTCACTTGGCGGGGACAGGTTACGCAACGTCCGATTGGCGTGCCCCCATCTTCTACGACAGCGACAACACCGCTTACTACTTAGACCCTGCAAGCACATCAGAGTTAAACAAGGTCTACTACAACTCCAACATGGTTTCTAGGAACTATGGCATTGGACAAGTTGGCCTTTACGATTCAACTAAATACCAAGCCGTGTTTTCAATGGGGGAAGCCTATATTCTCCCCGCCAACGGAACGACCACAGGTAACTTGTACGGTATTGCTTGGTCACACCCAAATGCTGGCGGCGCTGCGGCAAACCTTGCTTCCCACGGCATACTCATGCTTGAGAACGGTGGGTTTCAAGGTGCTTGGGGCGGCGGTAGTTTAAGAACCCCCTCGGATGTGCGCGGCACGCTTTTCTACGACTATAGCAATACCGGCTACTACGTAGACCCTGCAAGCACGTCAAATTTAAACACTATTACTGTTAACGGAAGCAGTAATTATTATGCAAGTAACTATTTTTATTCTAACCAAAACACTTCAGGATCTAACCCACCATTACAGGCTTACTCAAACAATGCTAGCGGTGCAATCATGGCCTTCCACCGTGGCGGCTACTACGCCATCAACATGGGCCTTGATTCGGATAACATATTCCGTCTTGGCGGTTGGTCTGCCCCTGCAAACCTTTTGCAGATAACAATGGCCGGTGCTTTGACAATGGCAAGTACTGTTGCTGGTACAAACATTACATCCGGCGGTAACGTAACAGGCTCTTCCGCTTCTTGTACAGGCAACGCTGCAACAGCCACAACAGCCACCAATCAGTCAGGCGGCACGGTTAGCGCAACTTCCGTAATTGCTTCTTCGTATGTTGAAACTGCAGGGCCATACTATCGTCAGGCTGCTAGCAAAGGTTATTTAAACGGGCAGTATCCAACTTACGAAAACGGTAGTACATCAGGCGCTATTTACAGTATTGGCGGCTCATATGTTCCCGGCACTACATCGCTTGGTAACATGTACGGTGTTGGCTACACAGTTGGAAACATATCGGGTATTGGCATAATTGGTAATTGGGGTTTTTACGTTGCTTCCAATGGCGTAGCACGTATTTTCTTAGATTCCGATGCCGGTGTTGGTTACGCAACAGGTTCGTTCCGCGCATCGCTTTTCTACGACTACGACAACACCGCTTACTACTTAGATCCTGCCAGTACTTCAAACTTAAACAATGTGCAGATCGTAACGCTTGGCGTGGGTACAGCAGGTTCCGGTACAACAGGTGAAATTCGCGCAACGGCTAACGTCACGGCTTATTATTCTTCAGACATCAAGTTTAAGACAAACGTGCGCACGATTCCCAATGCCATAGAAACCGTTGAAAGCATTGGTGGCAAGTTGTTTGATTGGAACGACGAATACATTGAAGAACACGGCGGTGAAGACGGTTACTTCGTCCAAAAAGAAGACTTTGGCGTAATTGCCCAAGACGTCCAAGCAGTGTTCCCAGTTGCAGTTCGCACTAGACCAGACGGCTCTCTCGCGGTAGACTACGAAAAGCTCAGTGCGCTGGCTTTTGCGGCAGTGGCCGAATTATCAACTCGTGTTAAATCTCTTGAAGCAAGGATCTAAAAATGGCAATCACATACACATGGGCCGTCACCGGCATGAAAGTAACCACAGTCGGCACTGAGTCCGACTACGTTGTTCAGACCTATTGGAATAAAATTGGCACGGACGAGAACGGCAACACCGGCACATTCAGCGGTGCTACGCCCTTGGATCCCGATCCAGCGCAGCCAAACTTCATCCCTTATGACCAACTGACGCAAGAAATTGTGATTGGTTGGATTCAGCCTTTTGTTACAGGCAGCTACGAAGAACACGTAAATGGCGTGATTGCAGAGCAAATTGCTCTTAAAATTGACCCCGTGACTCAGCCTGATTTACCTTGGGCTGAACCCACACCAACTCCACCAACACCTTAATAGGAACCTGCATGAACGACAAAATCAACATTGGCGAAGTAACCGTACAAGATTTCAACATCATCATGAAACAGTTGTCTTCCGGACAATTGGGTGAGTGCATTGATCTGTTTATGCGACTGAGCAAGATGGGACAAGACTTCCAAGCCGCTCAACAAAACGGTATTCGCCCACCCCCACCAAGCGCCGCTGAATTAGCAAAATAAAAGCTTAAAGGATTCCCTATGCCCGCCGGACTTAGCAACACAGCCCTACTGGATCTTCCCCTTCCAGTTGAAGGCTACTTTGATGGCTCATGGGGCGATCTGGTTAACAACGCGCTGACCAACTACTTGGACATTGCAATCGCAGGTACGTCCACTTTTACGGGTGACGGCGCAGTCACGCTTGATAACACTGCCGGTGATGACACAGTTTCAAACATCACAGCAAACTCTGGGCAGTACGCCATCATCAAGGTGGCAGGTACGCTGACCACAACCAAGATCATCACAGTCGGTACGGTTAGTTCCCCCGCTGTAAGTAAAATCTACGTGGTGGACAATGCCGCTACTGGCGGTGTGGTAACTTTCAAAGCTTATGGCCAGACGGGTATCTCCGTAGCTGTAGGCGAGAAGTGTGTTGTGTATTTCAACGGCACAGACTTTGTTAAAGTGGCTTCAAGCGTAGCCGACGGCGTTACAAGCGTCAGCGGTACAGGCACAGTCAACGGGATAACCCTTACAGGCACAGTCACAAGCACAGGCAGTTTGACCCTTGGCGGCACGTTAGCCAACGTAAACCTGACATCTCAAGTCACGGGCACATTGCCGATTGCCAACGGCGGTACAGGCACAACATCTACAACTTTTGCCAACCTGACAACCAACGTAACCGGCACTCTTCCAGTGGCCAACGGCGGTACGGGCGTGACTACTTCCACGGGTACAGGCAATGTGGTGTTGTCAACTGCACCAACACTTACAAGTCCTGTACTCGTAACCCCTGTTCTTGGCACCCCTGCTTCTGGTAATTTCAGTTCAGGCACATTTACTTGGCCGACGTTTAACCAAAACACAACGGGCACTGCTGCGGGATTGTCTGCAACGTTAGTGGTCGGTAGTGGTGGTACTGGAACTACAACGTCAACCGGCACAGGAAGCGTGGTTCTTTCTGCAAGCCCTACGCTTAGCGGTACACCACTTGCGCCCACTGCTACTACAGGCACAAACACAACTCAGATTGCAACCACAGCGTTTGTCCAGAACCAGATTGGCGCTATTGCTTCTGGCGTAGTTTCTTTCAGTGCTGGCACAACTGGGTTAACTCCCGCAACGGCAACTTCAGGCGCAGTCACATTAAGCGGTACACTAGCTGTAGCAAATGGTGGTACGGGGGGTTCGACTTCAACTGGCTCCGGCGCTGTAGTGTTGGCAACTTCGCCAACGTTGGGAACACCTATCCTTGGTACACCGCAGTCTGGCAATTTCAGCACCGGCACATTTACTTGGCCTACGTTTAACCAAAACACAACAGGTAATGCGGCTACTGCTACAACAGCGACCACCGCGACCACGGCTACAACAGCGACCACGGCTACAACAGCGACCACTGCTAATAGCACGCCCCTGCTTCAAACAACAAACTTCAGCATCTCTGAGGTCGGCGGTAAACTTGTTTTTAAATACGGCGCAACTACAATTGCAAGCATGACAAGTGCTGGTGTATTTACAACTATCAGCGACATCACCGGCAACGGCACACCTTAATAGGAGCATTTAAATGGCAGTCTCTCTTGTATCAACGGGAATTCAATTTCCCGACTCAACTATTCAGACCACTGCGGCTACTGGTAGTTCGCCAAAATGGATATTTATAAGTAATTCAGCAGCGTCGGGGGGTACTGCGGTAGAAATTCAATTATCGAGTAGCTATCTGGTATATAAAATATTTTACACCGGGTTTTACACAAACTCTAACGGCGCGCTTGAATGCCAATTTTCAGCCGATAGCGGCGCTAGTTACTATACTACGGGGTATCAATGGGGCACAATAGGTGGCAATCCTGTAACTGCGCAATCAACTTCTGGCCAAGCGTCGGGGCGAATTTGCGAAGGCAATATCAATAGCGGTAATCAACCATCTACGGGCGTATATGGCGAATTAACTATATATCCCGGAAATTCAACGGATTTTAACCGCCCTACACTTGGCGGATTTTCAGTTCCCTTTAACGGTGGGCGAGTTCCGTTTTTTGCAGGAGTTACATTGGCCACAAACACAACAATTAACCGTATTAAATTTATAATGAATACTAGTGTCGGAATGTTCGGTAATTTCTCTTTGTACGGTATTAGTAATGTTTGATGAATACTTCTGTTGCAATGAGTGGTAATTTTTATTTATACGGCATTCCAACTTAAAGGCTCTAAAAATGACAAGCGAATTTTTTAAAATAGTAGAAGGCGAGCGTGTTGATTTAACAGCAGCAGAAATTGAAGAAGTCTTGCGCCGCCGCGCAGACACTTCGTATGACGCTGAGTTAGCACGTCGTGAAAGAAACCAATTACTTGCTGTATCGGATTGGACGCAGGTGTCTGATAGCCCTGTAGACAAACAGGCGTGGGCAACGTACCGTCAAGCTTTACGCGATGTACCTGCGCAACAAGGTTTCCCTGATGCTATCGACTGGCCTGTGCCACCAACATAATCATGTGGGATTGGGCTGAAGCTTTTATTGCGGCGGCCCTTCTTGTGGCCTTCGTGATCTTTGGCACGTACATAATTGCATGGGCTGGGACATGGTGAATGCGCTGGTTACTGATGCTCTTTTTGGTGTTTCTACCGGGAGCAGCCAGCCAAGATAGGAAGACTGAATACCGCTGTGTGCGGTGGGCGTGGACGGGTGATGTTTATAACCGCAAAGTTGTTTGCCTACAGTGGGAAAAGGTTGAGCGAAAATGATTGATCCGATGTTAGCCCTAGCTGGCATACAGAACGCAATCAGCATGGTCAAGAAGGCCAGCAAGGTTGCCAATGACTTAGGAAGTCTTGCCCCAATGATTGGCAAGATGTTTGATGCCAAGAGCACCGCGACAAAAGCGTTGATTGAGGCGAAGAAAACCAAGGGTTCCAACATGGGAACCGCGCTACAAATTGAGATGGCGCTTGAGCAGGCCAGAGTGTTTGAAGAAGAGTTAAAGATGCTCTTTATGACCACAGGCAAAGTTGACGTTTGGAATAAGATTAAAGACCGCCAAGCCCAGATGGACATAGATGATGCAAGAGAACTCCGTGCATTAGAGCGGGCTGAGAAAAAAGCCAAAGAGAAAGAAGAGCAGATGAACGAGCTTGCCATGATTATTGGCGGCTGTGCGTTTGTTTTGTTTTTGGTTGCCATCGGAATCTATGAGTTGATGGAGTTTTGTGCAACCGGCAGAAGGTGTGGTCGGTGAATGAATACCAAAAGCAGTTTGACCTCTTCTGTAAAGTCTTTGTCAGGCTGTGTATTGCGTGGTGGGTGCTTGGCCTGCTCCGCTTCCTGCCAGACGAGGTTGCTAAAAAAGTATTGGGGATGTTTGGAATATGAGTGACGAGAAACCAGCAGATGTACTAAGCAAGGTGCTGTCCTATGTGGATAGCCCGTTTAAACTGTTTGCGCTGATACTCATGGCGATCTTTGCGTTCTCTGGTTACTTTGTTTGGCAGAACCAAGAACTGCTGATGGGCGCATATAAAGAGTCTAAGAAGATGCCGAGCATTGTTGAGGACAGGGTGGAAGACGCTGCGGCGCACTTGTTCAAGACCACCAACGCTACGATTGTTGCCGTGTTTAAAGTCAACCCTATGTTTGGAACCAGAGTGCTGTACCGCGCTTACACCAAAGAGGGTCGAGACAAAGTTAACGACGGTTTGGATGTAGGTCTGTTTACACAGAACTCTGCTAACAACGCAGATGTGGTGAAGCTGATGGCTAGTGAGATACCTTGCGGAGAATACAAGTCAGCGCAGTCTGAGATGGGTTTGTGGTACATCGCCAAGGGCGTTACCTACACTTGCCGAATCAGTGTGCCACCTGATCCAAGCAGATTTGTAGGTCAAATTACTGTGGGGTGGGATAATGAACCCGCCGACATTCAGGTGGCAAGAACCATGATGGATATTGCGGCAACCATGTTAAGTAAGAACAAACAGTAAAGGAAAAGTAATGACTGACACGTTTATTGGCGTTGCGTTTGGAGTCTTGCTTGTTGCCACGCTGTCATTTTTGTACGGCTTAATTTCAGCTTGGATAAGGGATAACAATGGCACAGTTTGAACCAGCCTTTGAATTGATGATGCAAGACGAGGGCGGCTACGTCCTCCATGAAGTCCCCGGCGACACAGGGGGCATGACCTATGCAGGCATCGCCCGTAACAAGAACCCTCAGTGGAATGGCTGGGCGCTTGTGGACAAGAAAGAATTTGGTGGCTCTTTGACCCCTATGGTGCGGGAGTTCTACCGTGTTGAGTTCTGGGACAAGATGCGCGGCAACGAGATTTCCAACCAAGACGTGGCTAACACCATCTTTAACTTTGGTGTGAATGCTGGCATGGGCATGGCTGTGAAGCTGGCGCAACTTGTAGTAGGGGCTACCCCTGACGGTGGTATTGGTGCAAAGACTATCGAGCGACTCAATCAGATTCCAGACGGCCAGCGGTTTAAGGAGCAGTATGCCTTGGCAAAAATAGCCCGCTACGTTGAGATATGCAACAAGAACCCCGTGCAGGTTAAGTTCCTCAAGGGCTGGCTGAACCGCACATTGAAAGGTTTGAAATGAGCTTACTAGCCGTTGGATCAATCATCGAAGCCGTGGGCAAGGTTGCAGGCGACCTGATTACCACTGACAAAGAAAAGATGGAGATGGAGATTGAGCAGCGTAAGCTTGATCTTGAAGAAAAGCGTATTGACCAAGCCACAGACCTAGCGCAGATTGAGGTCAACAAAATTGAAGCTGCCTCTAGTAGCGTGTTTGTCAGCGGCTGGCGACCGGCCATCGGTTGGATCGGTGTAGCGGCTATGGCTTATCAGTTTTTGCTGTATCCGCTATTTCAGTGGGCATGGAAATACTTGCAAGCTATGGGCTGGGTTCCTGTTGGAATGGATCCCCCGCCGGTACTAGACGCAGACCAGCTTTGGGTGATATTATCAGGCATCTTGGGCATTGCCGGTATGCGTTCTTTTGAGAAGACCAAAGGCGTTGCCAGTAAATAAAAGGTAGCCCATGCCATTACAGAAAATACTGTTCAAGCCCGGCGTGAATAAAGAAAACACGCGATACACAACTGAAGGCGGTTGGTACGAGTGCGACAAAGTTCGCTTCCGTCAAGGCAACCCAGAAGTTATTGGTGGGTGGACAAGGCTTTCTACAAATACGTTCCTAGGCGTATGCCGTTCGCTTTGGAATTGGATCACGCTTAATGGCCCAAATCTTCTTGGTGTTGGTACAAACCTTAAGTTCTACATTGAAAAGGGTGGTGCCTATAACGACATCACGCCAATCAGGGCAAGCAGCACAATCAACAACAACCCGTTTACAGGCGACGGCACAACTACTGTGACCGTAACCGACACTGCACACGGCGGTGTTACTGGGGATTTTGTGACCTTCAGTGGCGCTACAGGCACGTACGCAACTACGTACAACGCACAGTTTCAGATCACAATTACCAGTGCGAATACGTACACCATATCTACTGCGCCAACGGTTATCCCAGCAGGTTCTACGGGCGGTGCTTCTGTTGTAGCTGCTTACCAAATTAACGTTGGCGCAGAGTACGCGGTTCCGATCACAGGTTGGGGCGCTGGCCCTTGGGGTTCTGGGCCTTGGGGTACGGGCGCAAGTACGTTGTTCCCAATCCGTTTGTGGAGTCAGATTAACTACGGCCAAGATTTAGTGTTTGGCCCCCGTGGTGGCGGCCTCTACTATTGGGATGCAAACACTGGGGTGAACACTCGTGGTGTTTTACTCAGTTCTCTTGGCGGTACAGTAAGCTTTACAAACGCTTCGCCAACGGTGGTGACTTCTACCGTTCTGTTTACAGAGGGCGCAGCGCTTCAATTCTCTGGTGGCTCTTTGCCGACGGGCATCACTGCGGGTACTACATACTATGTCTTTGAAGTTAACGGTTTGACGTTCAAGCTTCTTACGGCTGGAGGTGCTGCGGTCAACACAACTTCTGCGGGCACGGGCGCAGTGTCTAACATTGTTGACTGCCCTGTTGTTCAGAACACATTGACAGTATCTGACTCTTCGCGTTTTATTATTGTGTTCGGCACAAACGATTACGGCTCTACAGAGATTGATCCAATGCTAATCCGTTGGTCAGGTCAAAACGACATTCACAACTGGACACCTGACCCAACAAACCAAGCAGGCTTTACACGGCTGTCGCACGGCTCCGAGATCATTTGCGCTGTACAAACCCGTCAAGAGATCTTTGTGTTAACCGATTCGGCTGCGTATTCTTTGCAATACCTTGGCCCCCCTTACGTTTGGGCAACGCAACTGATGGGCGATAACGTCTCAATTCAGGGTCAGAACGCCATCATCATTGCTTCGGGTATTGTGTACTGGATGGGTGTAGATAAGTTCTACATGTACGATGGCCGTGTGCAAACACTTAATTGTGACCTACGCCGATACGTGTTCCAAGACTTCAACACAAGCCAATCGTCTCAAGTATTTGCAGGAACCAACGAAGGCTTCAACGAAATCTGGTGGTTCTATTGCTCATCTGGCAGTACGCAAGTTGACCGCTATGTGGTGTACAACTATCTTGAAAAAATCTGGTATTACGGCACAATGAGCCGCACGGCTTGGTTGGACTCGGGCCTGCGTGACTTTCCAATGGCTACAACCTACGACAGCACTGCTGGTACGGGGCTAACGGTGTATCACGAAAGTGGTCTGAATGACAGCGCAACTGCTACAACTCTGCCGCTTGACGCTTATATTTCTTCGTCTGAGTTTGATATTGGCGATGGCCATAACTTTGGTTTCGTCTGGCGCGTGCTTCCAGACTTGACGTTTGAGGATTCCACAAACTCGCCCACTGGCGCTGTGCCTTCAGTGTCGATGACGCTGCAAGGGTTGGCTAACTCTGGCTCGGGGGTTACAAGCACTGCTTCGCAACCTGTATCTAAAAGCAATACATACGTCATCACAGAACAGTTTACAGGGCAGATTTACACACGCATGCGCGGTCGTCAGATGATCTTTAAGATTAGCTCCAATCAGATTAACACTGCTTGGCAACTGGGTGCACCGCGTATTGACATTAGACCGGATGGCAGGCGCTAATGGCTGAGTTAAACGCATCCCCACCTAACTTGCCTCTGGCTCCAGCGGAATACGATAGCCGTTATTTTGCTCAGCTAAACAATGTTTTACGCCTGTACTTTAACCAACTGAACAACCCCGGTGATATTGGCGGTGCAACGTTAAATCTAAACACCAACACCCTGCCAACAAGCGCTGACTTTGACACCCTTAGATCGGGCGATGTGTACTACGACATTTCAGGCGGAACTGCAACAAGTTACCCCCTAAGAATTAAAGCATGATATTATCAAACAACCCCCATTTTGAGAGGCAACTATGAGCCTTGCTGTACTAGCCGACCACATGGCATCAAAGGGTCGCGGCCCTGACTCGATGCTTATCCACATGTCCCCACGTGAAGTGCAGGGGCTACAAGCTTTGGCTATGAAGAATGGCGGCTCACTGACTATTAACCCTGATACGGGTTTACCCGAAGCTGGCTTCTTGGATAAATTGTTGCCAACTATTATTGGCGCGGGTTTAACCTTTTTCTCTGGTGGCGCAATTAATCCTATGATGGCTGCCGGTATTGTTGGTGGTGTTCAAACGGTACGCACGGGTGATATTGGTAAAGGTATCTCCGCAGGTCTTGGTGCTTATGGCGGTGCCGGTTTAACTGCTGGTTTAACTACTGCTGGCGCAGGAACTATTGGTAGTGAAGCTGCTAAGGCTGGGGCTGGACTTACCGGTGATATGGCGTTTAACCTAGCGGATGCTGGCGTGACGGATGCTGGTATTCAAAGCCTAGGAAACGTAGAGGCAACTAATCAGGCGCTACAACAACAGGTAGCAGAACGCGTAGCTGCGGCGTCTCCCTTTGACAAGTTATCTGCGGGTGCAAAATCTGTTGCTGAAAACCCAATGGGCTACGCCACCAAAGACAATTTAAAGTATTTAGCCGCCGCCGCTGGCCCAGCAATTATGGCTGGTGCAAATGTACAAGCTAAAGGCCCACAAACTGTTACTAAACCCGGCATGATTCGCCCCTATTCTTACGACCCTTACGGCGGTACATACACAGCCGGGACTCCTTACGAAACTGCTCCTACTAAGGCAGCGGATGGTGGTTTGATGGGTATGAACAACGGAGGCTATAGCCCCGGCCAGTTGGACTTCACTCAGCAGAGTGAACCTGTTATGCGTATGGCCGAAGGTGGTATTGCGGGGTACGCTGATGGTGGCCCTTTAGATGTAAATAACCCAATCTATAAATACTTTGCAGACCCTGCTACACAAGCACTTTTAAAGTCAGGTAACGACGCTGCTATTGCTCAAGCCTTACAAGATAGAAACTACAGCCTTGCAGATGTTGCAAAGGCTACAGGTACGCAAAATCAACTAGCAGACTATGAACGTCGTTTTACTACAGCCGTTAGCACTCCAACTACCGATGCTAGTGAGTTCTTAGCAGCAACCAAAGATGTTGGGTTGCAAAATCAAGGGTTAGCTAGCGCACTCCAAAATACAGGCATGTCGCAAGCTGCGCAGTATGCGCTTACTCATAATTTAAACGACGTTGGTGGTATCAAAGGTACAGACTTTTATACAGACATTGGCTACACTCCCGGCGCACAACCCGGTGATAAGGGTGGTTTAGAAGGTTTATATTCCAACATTAACTACGCTGCCCAAGGTCTGCAAGGCCAGATAGCTTCTGGAGATATGACTGGGCAAGAAGCTCGTAGAGCTGCGGTGGCTGAAATGAACCGTATTGGCTTGAGCGCTGGCGATTTAAAAGCGGCTACAGGTAAGACTTTGGCCGAATTGTTTCCTGATACAGCAGTAAAACCCCCTGTTGTCCAAGCTCCAATTAGTGTAGTTCCCGGAGCCACACAACTTTCTAACGCTACTGTTTACGACAACGGTGCGTTTGGCAACTACGGCTCTGGCCCTGCTACGGGGGTTGATTACCTTGGCCGTACGGTTTCTACTGCCACCCCCGGCGACATCATTACAAATCCTGATGACACACGCACAGTAACGCCAAACATTCCCGGTCGTCCATACGGTGGGTTTACTGGCGCAGACGCAGTAAAAAGCGCATACACCGCTGGTGGTGGTAGCCTAGGTGTTAATAAAAACCTTTTTGTTCCTAAAACACTTGATGAATTAAATGCAAGGTACAAGAACACTGGCGGTTCTAAAGCTGCGCTTGATTACTTGATGGGTAAAACACCATACGACCCAACTCCATATACACCTACTGGTGAAATCCAAAAACCATATTGGGAGTCTGTCGGTCGGTTCCCAGCGCAAGAGAAAAATAAAAACAAAAAGTACTTGTTTAAGAATGGTAAGTACGAGCTTAACCCTGACTTCGTAGAACCATCTTATGTACTAGCTGCTAAAAAAGCTGCAGCGGACAAAGAAACAACTAAAGCTGCTGCGACTGCTGGTAAATCAATTACCGTTCTTGATAATCAAGGGAATAATGAGTCAGCATACTTGCGTGACGACGGCTTCTACTACACCTCTGGCGGTAATAAGTTTGACGAAAAAGGTGCTCAAGTTGCCGCAGGTGGTGGCCTAGCTGCTCTGACTATGGCTGGTGGTGGTATGTCTAGCCAGTTTAACCTTGGTGGTTACTCTGACGGCGGTAGACTTTTGCGCGGCCCCGGTGATGGCGTATCTGACTCTATCCCCGCAACGATTGGTAACAAGCGCCCCGCACGTTTGGCCGACGGTGAATTTGTAGTGCCTGCACGTATTGTGTCTGAGTTGGGTAATGGCTCAACCGAAGCTGGCGCACGCAAGCTATACGCAATGATGGACAGAGTTCAAGCTGCCCGCAAAGGTTCAATCGGTAAAGGCAAAGTGGCTAAGAACAGCCGTGCCGACAAACATCTTCCCGCATAAGGAATAGACATGGCTACAACTCCATCTTCAGTAACAGAATATCAAACGGGCTTTGCGTCCCAAATTGCACCGTATGCGGAAACTTTATTAGGTCAAGCCCAAGCGTTGACTGATGTTGAGTACAACCCATACATGCAGTATCAGGGTGAGCGTAATGCGCAGTTCTCTCCACTGCAGCAGATGTCTTATGAGAATGCGGCGTTAATGCAACCTCAAGGTCAATTGCAAGATGCAACTGCCATGGCTGGCCAAGCTGGTCTTGGCGCACTTAATACACAGTACACGTTTAACCCATACGAAGCACAGCAATTTACAAGCGGTACAAATGCAGCGCCGAGTTACGACGCGCAAGGTAAATTTCAAGCTGGTACAGGCGCAGTCGGTCAGTACATGTCTCCTTATATGGACACAGTTGTTGCACGCCAACAAGCGGACGCTCAACGCCAAGCTGGAATTGCCCAACAAGTTCAGGGTGCCCAAGCTGCTAAATCAGGTGCGTTTGGTGGCAGCGGTGATTACTTAATGCGTTCTCAAGCAGCCGGTAATTTAGCCCGTCAAAAAGGCGACATTTCTGCCCAAGGCCTACAAGCTGCGTATCAACAGGCTCAGCAACAGTTCAATCAATCTCAAGCGCAGAACCAAGCGGCCCAACAACTTAACGCCCAACAGCAACAGTTTGGTGCGGGTCTAGGCTTGCAAGGTTTACAGACGGCTTTGTCCGGTGCTCAAGGCTTGGGTCAATTAGGCCAACAGCAGTACCAGCAGAACATGGGCATTAACGCACTGCAAAACCAATACGGCTTGCAACAACAAGCGCAGATGCAAAAAGATATTGATACAAAATATCAAGACTTTACCAACGCCCAAAACTACCCGTACAAAAATCTGTCGTTTATGTCCGATATTATCCGTGGCGTACCATTGACTCAGACCGGCGCTTCCGTGTACCAAGCTCCTCCTTCTACAGCACAGAATATTACTGCTCTGGGTCTTGGCGCGGCGGGTGTTAGCAAGCTTTGGGGCGGTGCTAATGGCGGTGTGGCTATGTCTAACGGTGGCGGTCTTGGCGCACTTGCTTTGAACAACTTGGTCTAAGGAAATATCATGGCAATTGATATGGCATCTGTCTATGCCGCACGGTATAGAAAACAACCCGACATGCTTCGCGCTGCGGTAATGGGTCAAAGTCCTGACCCCAAGTTAGACTCTTACACTGCATTAAACGCATTGCGCTTGGTTAAAGAAGCCGACATGATGGACATGGCGGGTAAAGCACAACAGCCAACTTCCGCCCCTTCTATCCTCGCCCAAAACTTGGCTCCCCCCGCACCCCCACAAGGTTTGGCTGGAATGATTCCTATGGGCGCACCCGCAGGTCAGATGCCACAACAACGTGCCCCACAAGCTCCCCCTATGCAAGCAGCCTCTGGCGGTTTAGCTGGTATGTACACCCCCGAAGAAAACTACGCTGCGGGCGGTATTGTTGCGTTTAATTTAGGTGGCGAGACCGAGGAAGAGTACCAGCGCGAAACCTCAGACACTGGCTACTCTGACTCACAAGGCCGTAAGACCGATGCTGAAGGCAATCTTATGGAAGATGACGGTGGTACAGACGACCAGAGAAGTTTAGCGTCTAGAAACGTTCAGCAGTCACGTGCAGAACTTATGGGTATGAAAGATGAAGGTTTAAGCCAAGATGAATTTAATAAAATTCGTCAAGACTCCCTTGATTTTGCTAAGAGAAACGCTGGGCCCGACATTTACGCACCTGCTAATAGACGTCTTAAAGAACGAGAAGACGCACAGAGCAAGAATAACAGTCAAGGGGAAGGTCTAGCTTTGCTAGCTGCCGCTGGAGCTATTCTTGAAGGTAACACCCTAGCCCGTGGCGCAGCAAAAGCTTTCCCTGTATTTGCGCAACAAATGGGTGAGGTAAAACGTGCTGGCTTAGCCGAGCAACGATCTATTGAGAGTATGCAGTTCTCTCTCGCCGACGCACAGCGCAAAGAACGCATGGGTGACATTCGTGGTGCTCAAGCCGCAGCCGAAACTGCGCGTAAAGAAAAAGCCGATGCTAATAGATTTAAACTGAACAAAGCTCAAGCTCTGGCTAAGCTGGATTCTGATGTATATCGGGCTGCTAACCGCCCCGTAAACAAAGGTGCTGGTAGTGGCCCTAAATTGGCTGAACAATTGGCTGCGGCGGAACTTGCATACGCCAAAAACCCGACCAAAGAGAACAAAGCAGACGTGGACGCACTAACCCGCGCTGCGGCAAAGACAAGAACTTCGTTCTCTACTAGTGAAAGCGGCTCCAATAAACTTGGCGCACAACAAGAAGCGCTTACATCTAAAGAAAATATTGAGGCCAACAAAGCGCTTGATAAACATAAGCTTATGAATAACCGCGAGTGGAAAAAAGCTGTTGAAGCTGCGGGCGGTGTAGAAGCAGCGGAAAATCAATTTAAGAGAAAATGGATTACAAACAACCCTCAAGCTGCTGAAGCTACCCCCGCAAAATCAAGCGCAGCACCTGCCGCCGCCGCAAAACCAACTGCCACAAGTAAGGTAATATCTATGGCAGACGTTGATGCTACTGTAACGGCAAGCGGAAAAACAAGACAAGAAGTCATGGACGCATTAAAGGCCAAAGGCTACACTGTCAAATAAAGAGGTAATTTATGGCCGGTCGTGATTTAAGCGCTGAGTTATTTCCCACACCGGCACCTTCTAAACAGGGTCGGGATTTAAGCGCGGACTTATTTGCTGAACCGTCAGCCACTGATGAAGTTGCAAACGTAGGCAAACGTGGCTTGCTTCAGGCGGAAGGAACCCGAGAGGCTTTAAAATTTCAGTCTGGGGCAATTACCGCTAAAGAATATGCTGAGAGCATTAGTGACCTAGCTCGCCGACAGAAGCAAATTAAACCCTCTGGTAATGTAGCTGCAGGGCTGGAGCGCTTGCAAGAAGCTAACGAAACTGGAAGTTTTGGTGACGTAGCTAAAGAAGTTATCAAGCCAAAGAACTGGAAAGCCCTAGCTTCTCTAATTGGTGAGTCTGCCGTTGCTACCTTACAAACTGTGCCTGTTATCGTAGGCGCAGGTATTGCAGCGGGGCCCCCGGGTCTTGCGGTTGCCTCTGGTGCAACTTCTTTTGCCACTGAGTTTGGTTCGGCAATTGGTGAACTTTTAGAGAAAAGAAAAGTAGATACCTCAAACGTAGCTGCTGTACAAAAACTTTTAGAAGACCCTAAGTTTATTTCTGAAGCCCGTGAGTATGGCGTAAAGCGAGGCATTCCCGTTGCTGCTTTTGATGCGTTGTCGGCTGGTTTTGCTGGTCGGTTTATTCGCGCACTTAAAACAGCGGGAACTGGTATATCACGCAAAGCGGCGGTCACGGCTGGCGCAAAAGAAGCTGGCGTTCAGGTTGGCTCCGGTATGGCTGGCGAGGCTGGCGGTCAAGTACTGACAGGCGAGAACAAACCCCTAGACATAATTGTTGAAGGTTTAGCAGACCTCCCCGGTGGCCTTGCGGAAGTAGCTACAGGTGCGCGTAACCGTGGCGCTAAAGGTAAAGACCTAAGCTCTGAGTTATTTGGCAAAGAAACTAAGGCCGATGCTAAAACCACCAAGGGCAAAGACCTAAGCTCTGAGTTGTTTGAGGCAGCGCCTCCCCCTCCACCTGCTACGCAAACAACAGCAACTACACCTGAACAGGTTCGTGCCGAGCGGATTGCCGCGCTTACCGAAATTAATCTACAGCAGGGTATACCCGAACCCAACGCGGGGAATATTGCTGCGCGTAAAGTTGATGCAGAGTTAAAGGCCGAAGCTAAAACTGCATCTATTAAGATACCTGAAGGTCGTGTTGAGCAGATCACACAAGATTTAATTGCCGCTGGTGTTGACCCACAACAGGCGGTACTTGACGCACAAAGGCTAGCCCAAGAGGAGTCACAATCAGATGAGCTTGCGCAGAACGAAACAAGAGGAACAGCAGATATTGCTGAGCCTATCAGTACTCCAAGTGGAGAAAGCGTTGAGGTGGCTGGACAGCCCAGTGCAGAGCCCCCCGCCGCAGGAGTTGGAGTCACTGAGCCAAGTGGAGTGGTATCTACTGGACAGGATGTTGCAGGAGCTCCTGTTGGAGAAGCAGTTGAGCCGACTACATTAGAAGTAGCACCTGCGGAAACACCCGCTGAAACACCCGTTGAGCAGGCAGCAGAAGTAGTTGCACCAGCCGCAGTAGAAGAAACACCAAAGGACAGGCTTGTTACCACACAGGATGGTAAACCTTGGACGTATTTTTACCCCGGCGCGGAAGTAGTTCAATCAGCTTTTGCCGGAGCGCCTGCAAAAGTAGTTGGTGTAGAAGAAAAACGTGGGCAACCAACGCTTTATAAACTTGAAGTCGATGTAAGTAACCACCCTGATGGTGTTGATGACAACGGGGATAGAGTAAATACTAAAACCGTAACGATAACGGACGAAGAACTTAACAGACTTAACCCACCCACTGAAACTGAAGGAGCCCAACTTGGCACTGAAACCATTGAAGCCATCAAAACAACGCAAGAAGGACAAGAAGCATCACCAGCCGGAGCAGTAACCGGTAAGACTCGTGGTCGGCCACCTGTCCAGCAAAGGCACGTAGTTGTTAAAAACTCCGAGGGTAAACACGAGCACGTTACCGATGGCGAAGTAACTGAAACTTACGATACCCAGAAGCAAGCAACTGCGGCTGTCAATCTGGCTAAAGCACAGGATAAAAACGATCCTGTAAAAGTTGCTAAGTTCCAAGCTGAGCTTGATAAAGCACTTGCATCTACGGGTCGAGGCCGACCAGCTAAAGCTGTGTCAGAAGATGGCGCTGTTGATTTAGACCAAGAAACTAAAGTAGAGCTTAACGCTTTAGAGTCGGCGCTTGAGGCGTACAACTCACCCGGTAGTAGAGACAAAATCCAAGGTGCAGCAGAATATATTAATGACGCTGCCAATGATAAAACTGCGCCCGAAGCAGTGCGTAAACGTGCCAAGCAGATGCTTGAGGACGACGTTGATCCAAAGGACATCCCCAAAAAGCTACGTTCTGCCGCAGGTAGAGTAGATAAGCCCGACACAGGATTTAACAATTTAACCACCGGCTCACAGGCAATTGCGCAAATCATTAAGACTGGCAATTTGTTCCAACGTTTTGTTGCGCAGCGCATCCGCAACTTTATGGTTGGTGTTAAGTTTGTGGTTGTTGAAAAGGGTGATGCAACCCCGGCCAATATTCTTGAAGAGCTAAAAGAAGCGCGTGGACTTTTTGTTTATACGCCGGGCCAGAAAGAACGTACTGTATACGTGCGTGGTAGTAGCTTCGGAGACCTACAAGGCATAAATAACATAACAGTGCTACACGAATTGTTGCACGCAGCTACAGCTAGTCGTATTCAAGCAGGTCTACTAAAAGGTTTTAGAAACGCCAGTCTTCAGAAGTTCATCCGTGAGATGGGCGACATAATGAAGCGTGCCGAGCAAGAGTACAAAGACTTGGCGTATCTTGATATGGTTGACGAAGACGTTAACGATATTGTCAGTAGAACTTACGACCCCAAAACAGACAGCTACGACATATTTAAGAACCCCTACGAGTTCTTGGCTTACGGCATGTCTAGCCCCGAGTTCCAAAAGTTCTTGATGCGCGTAAAGGGCACGCGCAAAGAGCCGACCCTGTTCTCTACATTTGTTAATAGCATTCGTGACTTGTTTGGTATCAAGCAAGGTGATGCTACTGCGTTCTCTGATCTGGTCGACATTACTGACAAGATGCTTGGCACACGGCTTACAGCAATTGAAATGAAAAGAACTTCGCTCCAACAAAAGGGCAAGTTCACTCCTCCCGAGTTCAACGAAGAAGCCGACAGTAAAGTGCAGCGTTCTGCGCTTCAGCTTGCCAGAGACGTAAAGATCGCAAAAGAAAAAGTGCGCTTGTCTAATGAGGGCGACGCGGCTAAGAATGTTGAGCTAATGCAGTTGGCACGTGACCCCAAAGCGGTACGCCAAATCTTGGCTAACGTAACTAGCGACCTAGGATATA